ACACGTGTTGCCTCTATTGATTTGTATAAAGAGTTAAGAAACCCAGATCATTGGTCTGGTGGTAAGTCACCGTTTACGTATATGGCTATGCCAGCAGTTTTAGAATTTGCAGATAAGCCAGAGAATTGGCGAACCCTTTGGGCTAGATCGGATAGACCTTGGGATGGTGCTGAGGGAGAACTTGCTACCCCTGATGCTGATGGTTTGTACCCTAAGTGGGATGGCAAACAATTATTCGAACGGCGCTCGGAAGTAGGGGCGCACACTTGGGCACTTGTCTATCAACAGCAAGATGTTGAAGAAGATGCCATATTCCCACCTATTCACGTTTATGGGTCAGTTAATAAACAAAGACGTATTGGTTTAATAGATCCTAAAAAAGTAGGACACCCTAAGCTTTCAGATTCTGTTTACACCATTATGGGTCTTGATCCAGCTATGACTGGTAAGACTGGTGCAATAATGTATGCCATAGATCAAAGAACTCAGATGCGTTATGTCTTAGATGTTTTCAATATGGTTGATCCTACCCCAGGTAAGATTCGTGCTTTGATGGAAGACTGGATTGATAGATATCATCCTAATGAACTGCGTATTGAAATCAATGCTCATCAAAAATCTTATGCTTTAGATGAAGAACTAAGAATATGGTTAGGCTCAAAAGGCGTAGCTATGAGAAGTCACTTCACTGGTAAGAACAAATGGGATACTTCCTTTGGTGTTGCTGGTATGAGTGGGCTCTTTGGTACTTCTGAAGATGGTAAACACGATGGTAATAATCTAATTGAATTGCCTTCACACGAAAACAATGAACACGCTAAAGCTTTAATTAACCAACTTATAACTTGGAAGGCTGAAACTAAAAGCCCAACAGATTTAGTTATGGCTTTATGGTTCTGTGAGATTAGAGCAAAAGAAATGCTACAACACGGACAATTCCAAAAAAGTCATTTACAAAACAAATATGCAACCAGAAAATCTCTGGCTCAAAGAGGTTCAGTCAATTTAGATGAATGGGCTTCTGACAATATCGACACACTTTATGTATAGAGGAAATTAATGTTAAATAACGAGCAGATAGCAATGAAGGTCCAAGCTCTCAAGCTCAAATACGCTGACCGTGATTCACGTATGGCAGATGTATTAGAGATCAGACGTGGCAATATGGTCAACGTTGCCCCTGAGTTCTTCCCAGAGGGTATGAGCAAACCAATGATTGCTAACTTCGTTGATGTTGCTGCTCGCGATATCTCAGAAGTACTTGCCCCTCTTCCTTCTTTTAACTGTCAAACCACAAACATAACTTCAGATCGTGCCAAGAAGAATGCAGATACTAGAACACTAATAGCTAATAACTATGTTCAGTTTGCCAGACTTCAAACCCAGATGTACACAGGTGCAGATTATTATGGAACCTATGGGTTCCTGCCAATAATTGTTGAACCTGATACAGACGCAAGACTTCCACGCATTCGCATAGAAAACCCTATAGGTGCTTACCCAGAATTTGATCGCTATGGTCGAATCGTGGCTTACTCAAAGCGTTATGTTAAAACCATTGCAGAGTTACTTGTTGACTTCCCAGAGTACTCTCGTCAAATTCTAGCTGGCAACTCAATTGAAGATGTTGATGTTTATTCAACATTGGAAATGGTTCGTTATGAAGATGCCGAACAGATTACCTTATTCTTACCTACTAGAGAAAACCTAGTTTTAAGAACCACAGCTAACCCAATGGGTGAAGTAATGGTTCGTATTGCTAGACGACCTGGTGTAGATGATGAACCAAGAGGTCAATTCGATGACATTCTATGGGCTCAAATTGCACGTGCTCGTTTTGCTTTACTTGCAATGGATGCTGCTGAGAAATCAATTAACGCACCATTAGCAATTCCAAACGATGTACAAGAATTTACTTTCGGTCCAGACGCAATCTTGCGTTCACAAAACCCACAGTCAATTAGACGTGTTGGATTAGAAGTTCCTCCTGCTGCATTTGCTGAAGCAGAAATATTACAACGCGAAATGCGTATGGGAGCACGTTATCCAGAAGGTCGTTCTGGAACCATTGATGCTTCTGTTATTACTGGTCAAGGAGTTCAAGCACTACTAGGTGCATTTGATACTCAAGTAAAGACTGGTCAACAAATCTTATCTGATGTGTTTGAAGATGTATTAGCACTTTGCTTTAAAATGGATGAAATGCTTTTCCCTGGAGAAAAGACAATCAATGGTGTTAACAATGGCTCACCTTATGAATTAAAATATGATTCCAGAAAAGACATTAAAGGCGAATACGGAATCCAAGTACGTTACGGATTAATGAGTGGACTTGATCCATCACGTGCCTTAATCTTCTCACTACAAGCTCTAGGTGCAGATCTTATTTCAAGAGATTTCATTATGAGAGAATTACCTTGGTCAATGAATGTGACTGGGGAACAAGAAAGAATTGACATTCAAAAGATGCGAGATAACCTAAACGCATCAATGAACGCTTTAGCTCAAGCCATTCCACAAATGGCTACACAGGGACAAGATCCTTCAGACATAGTTTCTAAAATGGCACAAGTTATCAAGGAACGCCAATCAGGTGTATCTATTGAAGATGCCGTTGAGAAAATCTTTACTCCAGCACCAGCCCCAGAGATGGCTCCACAAGCCGCTCCTGGAGAGTTAGTGTCTCCAGTTGAGCAAATGTCTGTCCCACAAAGCGCTCCTGTTGAGGCTGCTCCAGGAGCACCCCAAGCACAACAAGCACCACCTAATTTACAAGCAATCTTAGGACAATTAGCAGGTTAGTAAGTAATCAATTTTAATTATTAATAGACAAGGATTTAAATGGCAGAAGTTGTTTCAGGTGTGGGAAATAACGCCAGAAGAACCGATATGAATACATCTAGCAAATTAACACAAGCTATGCAAGATCGTATTCCATCAAATTCTTATGGTGATCAAGTACAGTTAAATCAAATACAATCAGGTGCTGATTTACAAGGTCAAGCTTATAAAGTACCTAAGTTAACTACACCAATGCCTTTACCAAACAACGAACCAACTATTCCATTTACTCAAGACACTTTAAGACCAGAAGAACCTGCCGAATTTGGTATGCCATTTGGTGCAGGTCCAGGACCAGAAATTTTAGTTGGACAACAACCAATCAGAACTAAACCATCTGATACTGTTTACGACATTATGATTAATACTAATGATGGAGAAGCACAAGCACTTTATGAAGAACTTCGTTATTTAGGACTGTAATGGCTGATAACGATAATAATTTACCTGATGTATTAATTAAAACTTTTCCTAAAGTAGCAGCTGGTGTTAAATCAGTTGGAGCTAATAAACAACAAATTAATCAATTAGCTGGTTATGCAACTTTATTTAATGAACATAAAAGACTATCTTCTTTGCCAGATGGAATTGATCGAAACGAATGGAATAGATTAAATCCTGATTTACAAGACGCTATGTTAAATGTTTATGGAAACACTGCATACAATAGCGATGGTCCTAAAAAATCTTCATTTACTAAAGTATTAAATGTTCTTACCGATTACACAAAAACCTTAACTGCTCCATATAGAATTGCAAGAATGGCTAATCAAGGTGACTTTGAAAAAACAGTTACCCCTGAAGTTCAAGAAGTTATTAAAAGCCAACCTAGTAACATTCTTGGTAATGTTGAACTATTCTTAGAAGATCAATGGAAGTATATTCAAAGTGAAGCAATCTACGACAAAAAACAAGAAGCCGTAATTGCTGAAAAATATAATCCAGTAACATTTAAAATAGCAAAACAATTTTCATCTGGCAAAGATCCATCTATTATTATGGGTCTTGCTGAAAGCCAAGAAGAACTAGATGCTATTTATAATTTTGCCATTCAAGACGAAGAGGCTTCTAAAAATTCTGAAATGGCACAAATTATTCAAGAACTCCAAATGGCTAAAATTAGTCCAGGGCGAGATGCTGCTTGGAAACTTGGTTTAAAAAAATACAATAAGATTGCAACTAAAAAAGATTTATATGATCTTACCTCTGGAACAATTGATGCTTTTGCTATTATTGGTTTAGATCCAGCAACTTATGTTCTTGGTCCAGGTTACAAAGCCCATACAGTTTCAACCTATGGTTTATTATCAACTGCTGGTTTATCTAAAGGTGAAGATTTAACAAAAGAATTAGGTAAGTTATTTTCACGTACTAAAGTCAGAAGATACTGGGATGAAGTTGGCGCAAGAGTAGATAGATATTCAAAAACTGACGACTTAGTAACTAGAGCACAAATAGCTGATGAACTATCTAAAATATTTAACGTTAAAACTTCTACATTAATTTCTCCAGCAAATCCTTCAAAACCATATACTATTGATTTGATTAGCGAATGGGCTAAAGCTGGAATCAAAGATGCTGATTCTGCACTAAAATATTTTGAAGATATTGGAACATTGCAGTTAATTGGTAGAGGTTCAGCAGGTGGGCGAGTTCCTCTAATGCCAACTTACTCTATGATGAATAAATTCAGATCAGAATATTTAAACCCTGCAATTAGAAAAGTTTTAGGACTAGGCGAAACTGCTCCTAAAGTATGGGACACCGCAGAAGAATTTTCTAAATCATTTAGTGAAGCTGCTATTGGCAATACTGCTGATGAATTTTTAAAGACTAAAAATGTATTTGACAAAACAAAACGTCTTTTTGAAAAATCATTAAGAGATAAAGACATTAATTTTAACACCCCAGAGAATACAGATACATTTAGATTTCTTGTAAGAACAGCTGGTATGAATGATTATACTGCTAACTTAGCAACCCAAGCTTGGAGAGAAGGAACTCCTGGTTTAAGACTTCGTATGTATGTAGGAACACTTTTAACTATTGGTAGAAAATTTGGTTTAGATTCTACTAATGATGGAAAGTTAATCTTAGATAAAATTAAACAAACATCTCAACACCTATATGCTCCTGATATTACAGTTCTTAATGCTTTAGAAGAAGGAACAAGTAAAGTTGCTAACATAGGAGTTAGGTCTACATTTAATAACGATCTCTCAGCTCTTACTGCAAAGACTTCTGGATACTTAGCAGATGCTTCAGCTAAAAGAAAAATTCTTAATGAAGAGTTAAAAGATTTAAGTAAACAACTTAAACAAGCTAAAGCAAATGGTGAACCTTTAGCTAAAATAGAATCAATAGAAAAAAGCATTAAACGTGCTGGATCTATGTTAAAAGATTTAAAATTACAATCAAAAACCATCAGAACTGGAATCGGTCTTGATCGTCAATTTATAATAAGAGAATCATTGCAAGAAACTGGCGCAAGAGAACAAGCAATAGATGACTACATTACTATTCTAAAACAAGGTCCAGAAGAAATTGGACAACAAGCATACGATGCAACTGTTACTAGAGTTACTGCAGCTTTAAAAAAATCAACTAAACATAAAAACCAATTTGCTGATCCTAAGTTTGATTTTGCAACATTCTTTTTAAAAGCATTTCCTACTAAAGAAGAAATTGCAAAGAATCTAAATGTTATTAAATACAACCCTGCTCAAATAGGTAATGAACAATATGGAGTTCTTTGGTATCAACAAAGTGAATCTGTAAGTGTTCCTAATTTAGTTGAATGGGCAAGACTTGGCGCAGTAAGTCCATTGTCTAAATTGTTTAAAATCAATAACAATTATCTACTTGAAAGAGCAACAGATATTTGGTCTTGGTTTAACTTAATTGGTACTTTAGGTTTTAGATCTGTAATTGAAGAAGTAGGATTTTTTGGATTAACTGCTAGATCTGCTACTTTAAAAAACTATTTTCTAGGCAAAGCAATCTCAACTGAATTACGTTATGCTAAATACGGCGCAGGAGCACTTGGAACTATTAACAAAATAGTTTATAAATATGTTAAAGGCGATCCAATAAGTGCTGTTGAGAGAAAAACAATACTTGAAACTCCAGATGGATTAGCAAAAATTGTTGCATCAAGAGTAGCTCAAAAAAAAGCATTGTCTTCTTTAACTGGACTAAAGCCAGAAACTACTAAAAGATATGTTGAAGGTTTTATTGGCTCGGAATATGGTCTATCTGTAATAGATGAAATTAATGAAGGTGCTTTATCGTCATTAAATATTGGTGATTACGCTACTCAAAACGCAGCAAAAAGTATGCAAAAACGTTTTGGATCATACGTTGCTGAATGGAATCCAATTGCTAAAGAAGCATATGCTGGTGTTAAATCAAAAACAGTATTTGATTCATTTAGTTTTAATGATGGTTTAGACTTTAAAATAAACTGGTTAACATCAATATATAATGCTGTTGACTCAGAACGAAATTTAAAGTTTGGTGAGATAGTTCTAAAGGGTTTAAAGAATAATCAAAAGAAATCTCAAATTATAGATAACCTATTAGTTTACATTGATGATTTAGCTAAACAAGATAAACTAAAAAGTGTAGTAATTTATGAGACTCAAGGTCCAAGAATATATGCTGAAAGATTATACGACACTATAACAATACCATTTACTAAGCGTAATGGATTTGTTAATAAAAAATTAGTTGACAAAGTAGTTCAAACTCAAAAAGATTTAATAACAGGATCTAAGATAACTAGGTTTAATACTCAATTAACCTTAGATGATATTAGTGAATTTGCATTTGATGATGCACCTGAAGCAATCTTAGGTAAAAGATATATTCCTTATGCTAAAGATGTAGAGGGAATAATAAGTACTATTGAAAATTATGGTATGGGTTGGATGGCTAAGCAAATTAGCATCCTTGGTCGTGAACCAATATTCATTGCTAACTACTTTACATATAGAAAATCTTTAGATGCTGCTGAAGAAGCAATTAAAAAAACTCATATTAAAAATGGTTTATCTGAAGACTTAGCTGATAGCCTATCAAATCAATGGTCAGCTAATGTATCTTTATCTTTAGCTAGAGATAGAACTCTTGCTTATGTTGACAATCCTAATGTTAGAACTAATTTAGCATTTACTTCTAGAAACCTTGCTCGCTACTATCGCGCAACTGAAGATTTCTATAGACGTGTAGCTAGGTTAGTTAGGTTTAATCCTACTGCTTTAGTTAAAGCAAGAGTACTTGCAGAAGGTTTAGATCACGCTGGATTTATTTATGAAGATCCAGATTCAGGTGAAAAATATTTTGTTTACCCTGGTGACGATATAACTTATCAAATGATTGCATTTGGAATGAGTGGGTTTACAAATACTGACGTATTTAAACAACCTATGCCTGGAGAGTTTACAGGTAAAATTAGTATGCTTACTCCGTCAATTGATCCAGAAGCATCGTTACCTACATTATCTGGTCCATTATCTGCAATAACAATTAATGCATTTGATGCTTTATTTGTTAATAGGTTTTTTCCACAATATTCAGATGAGTTAAAAAGAATTACTTTAGGTAAATATGCTGTTGGAAGAAGTGGCTTTGAAGCATTCTTGCCAGTAAAAATTAATAGACTTTTTTCTCTATTTAGTGATGATGAACGTAATGCAAGAAAAGCATCTATTACTCGTAAAGCAATTTCGTATTTAGGCGCTAATGGAAGATTTCCTAAACCTGATGCATCTGCTGAGGAAATTGAAAACTTTAAAACCGAAATCAATAATGTTGCTAGAGATATGGCAATAACGCAATACGCTTTAGGGCTTTGGCTTCCAGCTGCTCCACAATTAGGAACAGGAAAAGATGTTCCTGATTGGATTAAAAAAGAATTAGATATTCCTGCCTTTAAACCAGAGTATAATAAGTTATTACAATTCTATGGCAGAACCCCAGATGCTCAAGAAAAAGCTAGATCTAAATGGATTAAATTATTTCCAGGTAAATCAACTTATATGGTTAGTGAATCTGATTCTAATATGGCTGGCAAATTAAAGTCAACTAAAGAAACTATAGACTTTTTACAGAACAATAACAAGTTAGGTAAAAAATATCCTGAAG